TGATTGCGCCCAGTGCAGCGTTCCAAAACACTTACGGCAACGGCATTCAATGCCAAGGCCCAACACTTACCGTCACTCCGTATGTCAACAGATCTAAAAGCTGGCAAGATCCGTTTGTGGGTCACTTTCTTGATCCCGTATATGATCTTTCTGATCTTGATGAAGATGGGGTACTCGACAATCCTGGATCAATCCTCTATCACATGCGAAAAAGGACAGGTCAAAAAGATACTCACAACTGGTCAGGAGGTTTGTCGCTCCAAGCCACAATTCCCCTAGATGGTGGGCTTCAAGAGCGATGCAAGGCGATGGTTGACGCCAACATCCGCCTGCATCAGCAAATCGTAGAAACAAAGCGGCTTGAATATGAGATTGCCAGGCTTAAAAACTGCGGTGATCTCAAACTCAAAGGCATCGAGTTCCACCCAAACTCGCCTTACTTTGCTGTCTGCGCAGACGTGATGATCAAGCCAAAGCCGGGGCAAGTTTTGCCGCATAGACACGCTATTTCCGGGCCAACCGCTGAGCCCGCCTCCGCTCAAACACGCCTACAGGTTTCGCCTTACGACCCAAAATCTTCTGGATCTTCTTCGAGATCTTCTTCACAATAGGCTTCACGGCTTTAAGCAGCAGCGGTGTTGCTAGGCCAGCAGTCACGCCGACAGCAGCGGTTACCCCTACTGTCGTTACCTGCGGCAATGAAGGAACAGCTGCTATAACTTGCTCAGGCAACGTGATCTCTTCATACAGGACGACGCACTTTCCGTCTTGTATCTCGTAGCCAGCAATTCTTTTTGAACCTTGAACAAGCGTTCCAACCTCCTTCGCACGAAGGGGAGGACATCTTGGATCTTCGTCAACAGCAACCTTGGGAAGCTGAAGCGGAGCTGGCGCTGGAGGCTCTGGTGCTTCAGGCGTCGAAGAATCTGGCTCTGGCAAGACAGCCTTCGGATTCACGACTGATTTCTTTGGCCTGAAATCCATCGGGTCAAATGTCGGCATGTCGATAATTGGAACGCCGATATGCACCGTGACTGGTGGGGCTTTTGGAACGGACATAGCAGGGATGCCGTCCCAAACCCGAATGTCGCTGATCCCAATAGTGCGAATCTCAGGCACTAGAACGGCAAAGCAGGTCCAGTGGTACTAGGCATCAGCTCTTTGACCTGGCTGGGCATTGCCTCAGTCACAGAATCACTGAGAGCACTGTGCATCTTTTCAATCATCAACGCTTGGATCTTGTCCAAGTTCTGCTCAATCATCGCCGGACCACGCACCACAGCAAAGACAACGACTGCGGTGTTAGCAGCAGCTAAGACAAAACCAGCTGCTCCAAGGATGCTCAGATACTTCTGCATAATTGTCTCCAAGAAAAAACCTCCCGGCTTGGTGTGAGGGTTTTATCCCACCGGGAGGCTGCGGGTGTGTTCAGGTCCGCTTTAACAGAATAATCAGAACAGGAACTTGACGCCAGCTTTTCCGCCGTAGCTGTTGTTGTCGTCGCCAGTGATGCCTGAGATCTCGCCGTAAACGGAAAGCTTCTCAGAAGCAGCAACTGCGCCGCCGATCTTGCCGGAGAACTCAACTTCAGAATCAGCGCCGTCCGGCTGAACGATGGCAGGACCGCCTTGGACATACCAGCTGTAAGGGCCTTCGCCGCCTTCAAAACCCAGGCTGATGTCCGTAACAGCGCCTGAATAATCACTCCCGCTCCAGCCAGCGTTAGCCTCGATGTTGGCGTAAGGCCCTGCGACTGCAGAGAGGGGAGCCAAGGCAAGAGCGCCAGCGGCTGCACCAAAAACAATTCGCTTGATCATTTGATTGTTGATTAGCGTTTTTCGTGCCCACCTTACAGGCTTTAGGCAAAAGTGCCGATGCTCCGTCAGCCATTACGGTTAGTGGTTACCGACCCAATTCGCATACTTAATATGCAAGCCGGTGTAAAAACCGTGCATTGGATGATCAGGGTTTTGACGACCATCGTGCATGTAAAGGGCCTGAATCCAGCGGTTTCTGTTTTCCATAGCCACAGTGTCTTCTGCCCCTGGCTTGCAGGGAATCATCGGGTCAGGTCGTTGCATCAGCTAGAAGCCATAAGGCCATGAGCACTCGCGAAGGCTAGAAGCGCCTCGACTTTTGCCTCAAGCTCGACGCAATACTCAAGCAACTCAGCGTTCGTAGGTGAAGCCGCGTTGTTAATCGTGACGGTGCCGTTTGGTGTAGGCAATGTGCCACTGGTTGCTGTCGTAGTGATGTCTGCCACATGGGTTGACTGAGCAGCAGCAGTCGCACCAAAGAAGCCAATCGTGTTGGCGTTGATCTCCAGCTGGGTCGTCAGCGTTCCAGCGGTCTGAACCTTTAGCTTGAGCTTGCCGTCTTCTGTTGTGTCGCTTGCGTCGGCAATGCTGCCCTCCACAGATGCGTAGTCAATATCGCCAGGCGTGCCAGCATCATTTTTGCTGCGGAAGAACACCGTGCTGATCACGTCATTGTCCTGACCAGCAGCACCATTGCGGTGATGGTTCAGCGTTAAATCAGCAGCACTAGCTGGGTCGTTTGCGGTGTTCTCAAACTCGACCATTGTGCCCGTCACGTTATCTGTGACATGCAGCAAAAAGTCAGGCGATGTTTCATTGATGCCGACGTTTTCACCCTTCAAGCGAATCCTGGTTGCAACCGATCCAGAAGCACTGGTCATTAAATCCAGCGTTCCACTCTCAGAACCGTTTGTAGGGCTAGCAATTTGCGAAACGATTTGCGCATAAGCATGACTATTGCCGCCTGAGTCTTCCCCGCGAAACTCAAGGTTGCCCAAGTTGTCATTTGCTGCTGGTGATGCTGAGTTGCGGAACAGCACCAAGTCAGGCGCAGTGTCTAAACCTGCGTCGCTGTTTTCAATGATGACCTGATCAGTCGTGTCAGTGCTGAACAGATGCAGTTGGGCAGCAGCCGTTCCAGTGCCTAGCTGAAACCCTTGGCTTGTGATCTTGCCGATAAAGGCAGAGTTAATGCTGAACGCAAGTTCGTTGGCCGCTGAACGATAAAAGCCGCCAGTGCCGCTATCGCTTAAGAAACCAATCGACGGTGCACCGCTTGACCCATTTGGCAGCGACCGAAACATCGTGCCAAAAGTGATGCTCTTGTTTTTGTTGACGTTGGCAGCCTCACTGACATCCACAACAGGGAGCAAATCCCCTGTAGCAGGCGAGGTCAACGCAGACAGCGCAGAGATCTTACGGTCAGCCATTGTTCAACAATCAGGAGGGTTCGGTGGGCCAGGTCACAGAGTGCGGGAAGTCGTCACCTGCTGTGATGTCACGCAGTGCTTGACGATAGGTCTTCCACGCTGTTTTTTTGGCAGTGGTCAAAGGACTGTCAGTTAAAACCGTCCAGTCACATGCGCTTAGCTTTTGATCACGCTGCTCGCGAACGCTTTTGGCTGCTGCATCGTCGATGCTGGCGCGATATGCCGCCTCATTGTCAGCTGCAGTGGTGACGTTCCCGTCTTCATCAGTGGTGTCTGTAAACACCGGGCCAACAACAAATTTGGTGAACCATTTGCCGTCGACTTCTTCAACACCGCTGCGCGTGCTGATTTCATACGGTGCGGTGACCGTTGCTGCAGGCCCGTTCAGCACAGCGTCATAGCCGTATGAATCCAAGATCTCCGTTGTGATCTGCTTTGGGAAGCTGGTCTGAGGGTTGTCGTTTCTGAGCTGGCTGTCGGTGATGACAGCACCTGTGGAGCGGTTACGGATTTCCATGATTAAGCGATTGCGAGGAAGATGTAGTTGCCGCCACTAGTGTTGAGGTCGGCAATTGCAGACGATGTAACTGTAAATCCTGAATTGAGTGGATCAATGTAATCCTTGTTTGTGACTTCTTGCACAGCGTCGTTGAGCAAAAGGTAAGGATCATTCCCGCCAACAATTCCCCTAGCTGTATCCCAAACGTACCAATCACCAGCGCTGTCAGTCCGCTTAATTAGTACAAATCGAGCACCTGAGGTGAAGCCGCAATCAACGCCAATGTTGCTACCTGTCCCACTGTAACTACCTACCTTTGATATGCCGGGTAAAGTTGCGAATAGGTAGGCAATCATGCCTTGATTGTTGCTATTGGTGTTAGCAAAGCTGCCTACTGAAATCTGAGTTGAAGTAAAATCTGAATTGCCCCAGTAAGTACCTGCAGCACTTGTTCCAGCTTGATCATCTCCGGACAGGATAAGGATTTTAGTCCTAGGGCTGCTTAAAGAAGATACATAAACGGACCAGAAATGATTTGTTTCACGGTTCTTGATTATCACAAGCTCTGGAATTGCTGCAAGATTGTGATTTACTGTTGTTGCAGAACCCGTTCCCGTAAAAGCCACCACATCAAAGAAGCCTGGGGCGCGCCGGAAGTAATAAAAAATTGCGTTATACCCGCTAAAGTAATCCCCATCTAACAACTTGTTGTTATATACATCATAAACTATCGGACTCTGAAAGGTATTTTCTGCAGAATCGACTGCTGTTTTTAGTTTGCGGGCTTTGTTTACTGCATTCTCCAGAGCGAAACCCCTTACTCGATCTTCAAGGGCAAAGCCTTGGCCCGAAGATCCTCGATCAGCGCCCATGGCTAAATCAACGGCAAACGGTCTAGTTCTTGCGGTGTTTCCGCTAACAGTAACAGCAGAAGGTTCAAACACTTCCGTTCCAGCCTCGGGCGGCTTATGCGGTCGGCGGATTGCCATGTAGATGTAGCTTTCACCAGATTCGTTAGCATTTGAGTCTCCATTAGTTAAATGAATACCGTTAGGAGAGGGAATGTATCCGTGTATACCACTTTCTGATCCATTTTCATCTGCAAAAAGCGCTCTGATCCTCATCATGTCAATTATTGTCCATCCATAACCATTACCACCACGGGTGTGACTTTTGATCATTACCCACTGAGGCTCAAACCCAAAATCAATTATTTGGCCTGAACTGCCATTTCCAGCATATGACCCACATTTAACAATGCTTTCATCGCTATCCGTGCCAAACACTTGATCCTCGTGAGCAAAAACGTAGGCGACGTAGTTTTTTGTATCTTGGTTTACATTTTCATTCGTACCAACGGTAAAAACTGTAGAAGTTGGTGAAGTGTCGTTCCATCTGGTGGAACTGGTGAATTCAGCCTGAGTGCTACTAAGGAACAGAGTTTTTGTGGGGCCTAAGCTTCTGTGATAAACAGCCCAAGCTTCATTTTCATCAAGATTTTTTACTATGATCATCCCCGGCACACTACCTAAGTTATGTGCAACTGTTCTGCCTGCTACACCATTTCCCGTATAAGTAACTATATCAAAGAAACCAGGCGCTTTGCGGAAGGTCCAGGAGACGTAATCATAACTGCTACCATTAGAAGTTGAATCAGAATTAAGCGTAAAACCATCGGCATTAAATGAGGAAAGCGTTGAAGTATTTTCTGCAGCAGTTAAGTTACTACTTAAGTATCCAGCTCCAACTCCTCTTTCTGTGTCTTGTAAAACGTGTGAAAAAGTAGTATTTCTGCTTTTACACCAAACCAATCCACCTTCACCATCTAAATCAATCCCATTCGTGATTGTTTGCGTGCTGCCGGTACCGTCATATAGAAAGGTGCTAAATACGTCGTCTGCGTATAAAGCGCCGCCAGCAGCGCCGCCCGCTCCAGCAGCGGCAAGCAGCAGTCGTTGTGAGTTAACAGTCATGGCGTATCAGTTGACGTAATCGACAAGTGCCGCACCACGGAATCGAGTGCCGCCATCATTGGTCTCAAAGACAAACAAATGCGTCTTGCCCGTCGTCAAAGTCGGTGCCGTGTCCGCAGGGAACTTGACCGAAGCAGGCCAAGTCACCGTTCCAGATGTGTGCGTCAGCTCAAGCACAAACGAAAAAGCTCGGCTGGCTGGGACGTTCGAGAAAGTAAATGTGCTATTCGCGTCGATTGTCTTGGTGAAATAATTTCCGGTTGAGCAATCCACGTCTAACGCACCCATCGCGACAACATTTTGAACAATCGTTCCCGTCACGTCCAAGTCAGTATTGCTTGCGGGCGTCACACCGATGCCAACTTGGCCCGTTGAGCTAATCCTGAACGCAGTGTCGTTCAACGCCGCAAATGGATTCCAGGCGTCGTTAGCCGAGTTGCGGATCTTTAGGACGTTGTTTGCTGTGTCAGCCCACAGCTGATAGGCATACGTGGTGCTCGGCTCTGATGAGCTGCTGTTCTGACTGACAATCGCCGCGAGGGCATTGTTTAGGTCTGCACGAACCGCCGCTCCAGAGGCATTGGCAATCGTGTAATCGTGGGTTGCCATTACTGCTGAGTGCCGTGGCCGACTGCTTGATACTGGAAGTTTCGATCCACTGCAGCGTTTGAGCTATTGCGGAAGGTCACCGTAAATCCAGTTCTTGAAGTCGATGTGACCTCATAGTAATCCCCTGTTGCAAGGTTGAAAGCCGTAATGCCCACATTTGGCGTTTGATAGAAAGCATTCGTGAACGTCACGGCTTTTGCGCCCGCTCCAGAAGCAATCGTTGCGCTGCTTTCTGTGCGCGCTTCTAACTGCATCACATAGCCCAACTCGTCCACAAGCGGAGTTTGGTCAGAGTGGAAAGACTCCAACTCTGCTTTGAACTGGAACAGCCTGCCCGTGAAACGCCCTGATTCCATTGGCACCCACTCCCCAAAATCCACATCAGATTCCATCTGGATTTTGTTGCCGTCTTCCAACAGCACGAAATTGCCATCTTCCTGCAGCATCTCCTCATCTGTTGTTGCTTGGTTGCTGGTGCGGAAGTACAGATTTGCCGTGGTGTCATCAGCTAACGCACCATCAAAATCAGTCCAACGATCAATCAGCTCATTGCGCTTATCAACTGAGCTGGCTGGGTACAGGCCCCTGGTAGACAGCGTGCGTTCAAACAAAACATTGAACACGCCACCGAGATCCAACACACTGTTAAAGAAATACTCTCCAAAGCTCAACAGATCGCCAGTGAAATCAAAATCAGACAACTCATCAACGTCGCTGACATCATCAAATTTTTCGTCACCGTCCAGAATCAATGCGTCATAATCTGAGCTGTAAAAAACATCGACCTTATCGCCCTGGAAAGGTGGGTTATCTAAATCTTCACGGCGTGTTTGGATGTTGAGCCGTGGCACGGGGTTAGGCAGATCCAACACTGCACTGCGAGCAATGCTGCTGCGCTGTGCTTGGTTGTTCTCAAACTTGACCAGATACTCACCTTCGATCAGAGGTAGCAACGCATAATTCGTTCTTGCCTTAACTCGGCGCAGCAACGTGCTGTTAGCCCATTCGCCCGTTCCATCTGTTTGTGGAGCATGGCGTATGACGGCAATAAATTCGTCTGTGTTTTGCTCAGTGCCTGGGATGTCCCATCGCAAAATTGCTTGATCGTTGCCAGTCGCCTGAATGGTCACGTCACTGGGCACTGGTGGCACAACAACAGAATTTGCGCCAGTGCCAACAGCGTTGATGCCTTCATAAGGAACGAAAAACGATTGTGAGACGTATGGTGATTTTTTAGTTGAATCAACACCGCTTACAGATCTAATTTCAAAAAAGACCTCTGTTCCTGGCGGCACACTGTCAATTTCAAATGTTGTGCCGGTCGCTTGTGCAATGACAAAATTTGCACCACTAATCCTGTAGCGAACCTCAAAAGAAACAGTCGAAGCGTTGGTGCCTCGCTCCCATGAAGCAATGATTCGGTTGACTGTGTTGTTGTTGATCCGAACTTCCCGGCCAGTTAATTCAACATTCGCTGGGACGACCGGAATATCATTAAACAGGCTGACATCTCGGAAAACTACATCTCCGCCAGTGTCAGCCGTGTTGTAAACACTATCGTTGAATTCAACGCCAGTAATGGCAAATTGGCCCTCACCACCATCTGCAACCGCAATACATCGGAACTTTTGATGGTTGACCGCATTTGAGGTTAGTGACCATACAGATTGAGCAAGCGGTGCAGTGCTAAACGCGCTTGTAGTAACCACCGCTCCAGAAACACCTGAGACCGCCTTTGTTTCAACCGTGCCGTTGGGCAAAGTGCAGGTGAGCTGTAAGCCAGTGCCGCTCAACGTGATTGCTTGGTCCGTTGTGATGCTTGTGGTTGTTGCGCTTGCAACACGGCCAGACAGTCGCGCTCCAGCACGCATTTCATCCGCAACCGCAAAAACTTGCCCAGGCAGCACAACAGCACCCTGCAAGCCAGTGCTGAAACTTACGACCTCGCCGTCAAGCTCTTCTGATGTCATAATCCAGCGCCCTAATCGCTGCGCTTGATATTTAGACGTGATGCCAAAACCAACAATATCTTTGACCTGATAGCCATACTTGGTAATCAGTTCGGAGTCTTCAACAACGACGACATTAGGCTTGAAAAAGTTGTCCGGGTCGTTATACCGAACACGGATGCTTGTGCTGCGTGTTTTCAGCGAACTTCCTTGATAGTTAAACGCTCCGTTGATTACGTTGCTGTTGGAGTACAGATGGACTGGGGCAACGTCCGTTCCATCAAGATTGCCGTGGTCAGCGGCTGCTTGAATTGTATTGTTTTGCCAAAACAGCATCCCACGAAACACGCTGGCAAGATCCTGCAAAACATTGAATGCAGAAGCCTGCCCGCCGATAACGACGTTGCAAGAGAAACGCGGCTCTTGCGTGCCGTCGGGGTTAGTAACTAGCTGGTTTGAGTATTGGATCAAAGGGTATAAATCAACCCAGTTGATCTGCGACTCATCAACAAAATTTCCCGCGCCGTACCTAGCATTAACCACCATGTCGCGGAAGCAGCAGACAGGGCAAGAGCTGGTCTCAAACTTCACTGTCCCGTCGAAACTGCCTTGTAGATCAAGGCTCCCGTCTTCTCTTAAAACAGCATTGGAAGGGACAAAGATCTTTTTGCCCCTGACCTTATACGCACGGCTCGGGATGCTGGAAAACTGAACTGTTGACAGGTCTAAGCCAACCATCGCCGAATAGCGATAGTTCAAGCGCAAAGGCTGATGTTCAACAATGCTCGTCCAAACTAATCGGTTGCCTCGACCATTAGCTAATGGCGTGTTTTGCGGAATATCCTGAAAATTTGTGAACTTAACTTCAAACGATTCTTCGCTTTGATCAGCAGGGTCTGGGTACTTTCTGACCCTAATGTTCCAAGGACCTGTGCCCTCTGTAAGCTCAAATTTTGGCGTTATGAATTGGTAATCAGAAAGCGCAATGCCGCTTATGGTTTTCTCGTAAACGATATTAAAAGCGCCACCTTGTGGCTGCACCGAAATGTCAAATTTGATTCGGGCATCAAACAACTGGCCTCTCGATAGGCCCTCCATTGAAGTTGAAAATAATTTTGGAATAGTAAACAACAGTTGGAACTCTCTTACCTCTACGTCTGTTATTGATCGAACGTCACGGCCTTGGCCGTAATGCCTTTTAATTACCGCGTTATTTAAGTCAGTATCCTCTCTGTAATTTTCACCAACCTCGGCATTCACCGAAACAATGTTTGAAACACCGTCATTAAATTGAGTTAACCTTTGCTGTGTTTCCGTGCCAGTAACAAGCTCAGCCCCAACATTTTTGTTGCCAAAATTGTAAAAATCGCCATTACGAACAGCAGTCTCGTTTAAGAAAATGCCCTCTTGCCCTTTGCTAAGGCCCCCGATAGGCCCCTCGCAAAGCAGGTCCACTAATTTGATTACAGACGATGAGTTGAGTGGCATGGCTACATATTAAGACCAACCGCGTGGACTTTTAAGTTTGGAACGCGGTCATCTTGCAGGTAAGCGTTGAAATCATGAATTGTAACTTTTACAAAAAAGTCTTCACCGTTGTCTCGGTCAATACCTGTTACGCGATGCCTGTATCTGTATTTTTGATTTTGACGAGTCGCTAAATCTGCACCAAACTCTGTGGCGTTAATTAAGCCTGAAATCGTTGTACGAGAAAAGTGCATTTTGTTGTTTTCGTTTACTGCGTCAGTAAAAACCTCAATATCGTAGGTAATGCTGCCAAGCGTTTTGGTTGAGTTCGCTCCACCGATCCGGTCATACAGGCCATCTTGGAGGCGGAATATAATATCAATTTTGTCCTTCTGAGATGTTGAGTATTGAGGCACCCGAAATGTTGCGCTGTTCCCATCGCTAAGAGCAATTATGGTATTAAAATGCCTCTTAAAATTATTCTGATTGCTGTCAGTTATTAAAATCTCACTGAGTTGAACTTTGCCGCCACCAATATCCACAAATTCTGTAGTTAATTTTTCTCCGCCGACCCTCACCGTGTCTGGCCCAGGGGTCATTACGGACCTGTTTAGTGGATCATCGTTGTC